ATAAGTTTTTTCTTTAGATGTTCCATCAGCACGTGTAATTGTTACTTTTAATGAACCACCTTTATAATCTTTAGAACTCGTATGTCCTCCAAACAATCCACCTTTCTTTCTAGCATCCAAATCACCAACGGTATTTTCTGTTAGAGAAAACTCAATAGATTTGTTTTCACCCGGAGCCATTGTAAATGATGGTGATGGTATTGAGTAAAAATCTCTACCGCCGGATGGGTTGGTTTTTGTTAACTTAACTGTTATTTCTTTTTTATCGTTGTTAGTTATAGTTAAAGATTTTCCATTTTTCCATTGTGAACCACCGCCTGATTTAAATCTAGCCCATATCTTTGGTGCGTTGGTATCTTCTTCTGGCTCTAATTTCACAATTGCTACTTCATTGATAACATCTGCTCCTGCTGCAGAAGCTTGTGCTTGTGTGCCTTGTACAATAGCTTGTTGATTTTGTACTGCTCCTAATTGAGATTGTAATCCTTCTATGATGGAATTTAATGAGTCAATTTGTTTAATTAATGCCTGAATCTGAGCTTTAAATCCTGTATTTTGTGATTGTAAAGATGCTCTAAGAATTCCTTCCTCTACTGATTTTTGTAATGATGTTTGAATTTGTATTGTAAAATCATCAATTGTTTGTGTTAAGGTATTCAATTGATTAACCAACGCATCATTCGTTTGTTCTATCGTTAATCTATTATCTATTTCGCTTTTTACAGTAACTTCTAAATCAGCTACCTTTTGTGTTAAATCTTCAACCTGCTTAGTTAAATCTTCATTTTCTTTTCTCAAATCAGCGTTAGTATTTACCTCATCATCATATAATGGTTTTGGTACTAAATCTAAATTTGGTTTTGGAATATCTGGTCTAAGCTCTTTAACTTCAACGTTAATTGCTTTTTTAATTTCAACTTCATCGTACTTCGGCTTTACTAATTTTTTAAATGCCAACGATGATGCTACATTATTTTCATCAACAACAGTTATACCATATTCATTTCTGGCAATAGCAGCAGAGCCAGATACCTTTAATATGGTTTCTAATTCAGATTTTCTTTTTTCTTCAAGCTTTTGAGCTATTGTTTCTAATGGCGTTAATCCGTTCATTAATCTATGATTTCAAATAAGTATCTTTCATCAATTATTGTTGACCAAGTAACTCCTTGCTGGTCGATATCATCTACTCTAAATTTTATTTTATAAGTTCTATTTGTAGGATAATTATCTAAATACAGCCAAAAGTAATTTGAAGTATTATCTGCACTTATTTGTGTGTATGTACTAAATGGACAAATAACATCTCCTGTTTTATAATCTTCTATTTGATAAAAGGTTGATATTGGTAGTACTTTAGATTGAGCGTATTCAAATGTATTACTAAATGATTTTAGTGGATACATATCTCTAGCTTTTACTCTTATTTTTGTCCTAGTATTTTGTTTATATTCTTTTTGTAAATTTAAAACAACCAATTTATATCCATCGTTAACAGAGCCGGAAGGAGTTGATAAATTCGAAGCATATGAAACATCATACCAATCAATTTCTAATTTCGGTTCGTATATAGTATTTGTTTCTTTTGAAAAGAATTTTAATAAACCATAATCAGTTGTATCGCTCTCATTTTCTAAGCTATGATGTATTATAAACCCATTATTATCAAATCCTCCGCTTGCAGAACCACTAATCCATCGTTTCGTTATATCCGTAACATCCATTCTAATATCAGCTTCTTCATAACTGAATGATTGTGATGCTTGTGAAGCAGTGTACCATGTACCTCCTTCTGCGTTTGCTGAACCTGTTGTTCCTACATTAAATACTGCCGTTCCTGCTATCGTATTATCTTGCCAGCTATCTACACCATTTCTATACTTCCAACTAACTCCATCGGTTGTTATGTTATCAAACTTTGTACCAGTTCCCATTGACCAGCTTTGAGAAACTGCGTTAGCATATATTGTATATTCTAACGGAATTTCATCGGCTTGTACCGATTTTAAATTTAAATATGCTTTCCAATTACTAGCCGTTACATTCAGATTTACTTCATTTAAAGTAGATACAATCTGACTTATTGGAAATTTAATTAGGGTTCGGCAAACTTCTTTACTATCACCATAGTATAGTTTTCCAATCTCCAATACTTCATCTCTGCCCGCATTTTGGTCGGGTTGTTGAAGATATACACTTGCATCAAAAGATGCTGTAAAAAATCTAATCATTATAATGCCCTACCTTTTATGTCTTTATTTAAATATTTAATTTCAAATACACACGGGTCTAAAGATGGATAAATTATCTTACCCTTAGTAGCCTCATCTATATTATATTTGTTTGGTGAATAATTACCATCACCCCCACACAAATTATAAACTCTAACCGATGGTACACTCATAACACCTTCTACATTTGCTAATATTAATTCTATTTCGGAAATGTTTATTGGTTTGTTAAATGTCCATTTATCTATTTCAAAATATGATTGTAATTCAGTTAAGCAGTTTGCGACCACTTCTCTCTTATTATAATTTGAATAACAAATTACTTCAAAATCCAAACCTACGTTTACTATGAAACCATTAATAATATTAACTGCATCAGTTAACATTCTATATTCACCTAAATAGGTTTTAAGATTTTGTTTAACTGCTTGATTTAATTGAGTTAAGTTTTTATTTTCATCGTATCCCAAAACGTACATATTAATAGCAAATGGATTATTTACTTCTGCTATTGCTGTTTTCTTTTGAGAAAGATATTTAACTAATTCTTTTTGAATTTCGCTTGTAGATTTATCTTTCATACTTTCTACAACTCCAACAAATTCTGCTATATTTTTTGGGGATGCAAGAATTGATGATGGTGAGTTATTATCGATTTCACCATCAGGCGAAACATAAACTTTTGCAACACTACCATATCTTTCTGGTAAAGATAATGCTCTAACTACATAATCCTCTTTTGTTACTGCTCTATTTTGAGAACCAAACATCGCTAATGCGTTTTGCCTAACTTCCTCAATAGATTCAGCTCCTCTACCACCAACCGCAGGTTCATCGTTATTAACTGCTATCGATTCTTTCATAAATGAATATAAATTTCGGTCAGCATCTGTTGCAAATGATACCAAATCTTCTTCATATTCTATTTTAGTTATTCTATTTAATTCGTTTGAATTTATGTTAGAGGAAACTCCACCACCAACTAAATACTTAACAGTTAAAGTTGTATTTGTTGGTACTACTCCAAACGTATTTGTTTTTAAAAAATTTGATGGGTCTATTCCTTGGTTTAACCTATTAACAGAATTAGCCAATCCTAATCCTACATTTTTAGTATTTGGAAGAATTATTTCATCTGCCATACTAGTATCACCGCTTCCAAATTGTAAATCTAATGTATTATCAGAATTTACTTTTACAGCGAATCTATATGGAACTTTTTGTATTTCTAAAATATATGGAACTACCGATGATGAAGAACTCAATTCTCCACCATTTGATTCGGTATTAGCTCTCTCAATAAAAATACTTTCTTGTGCTAAATATGGAACTTCATACCATTTTACACTTCCATTGCCAGATGTACAAGATGATACTGCAATTATATTATCATCGGTTATTGTTACCTTTGGATATTCTTGATATGATGTAAATGCAAATGATTGTTCTTTTTCAGTAGCAGATATTGCTTTTACTTTCTTAGTTAATAGGTAGAATGTTGGTTCACCTGTAATTTGATTTCGTTCTTGTACATCAACTTCTCTATCAGTTTTTAAAGAAAAATCAACCACATCGGTTGTTCTAAAAATAATATTAGAATCAGTATTAGAAGATATTTCCATACCTCCTTTTATTCTAAGGCAATATGATTCATCTGGTACATTTGAACTACCACTACCAATGGATGGAACTTGCTGATACACAGTCAATGTTGTTACTGCCGGCGTTGATATTTTTGGTTTATATCCCATTGTTTGAGCCAATGCAACAACGTTCTTTCTTTCAGAAGCATGTGCTAACATTGATTCCTTTAATTGTGTATCCTGATAGAAAGCCAATACATCACCGATAGCTGCCGCTTGTTCGATGAATACCATACCCGGAGATGCTTCGTTGAAATCCGAATAGGTATTTGGGAAATACGTTTTGGTATATTCGATAAGGTTTTCTTTTAATGTAGCAAAATCTTTACCAACATAATTTATGTTTCTATTACTACCGAAATTCTTATCTTTTGGTTTTATCGCCATTCTCTAATTATTTTATGTCTATTGTTACTGATGCTCCTACGTTACTATTTGATTTTAATGAAAATTGTATTTCCAATTGTATTTTATTGGTATCAATATCATTATCATCATAATCAAATAAAATAGTATCTATGTTTAAATATGGTAACCACGTATTTACTGCATCTAATATAGAATTTTCAATTTTAGATTCGATGTCTCCCTCTATAATTGGTTCGAATATTATTTTCCAAATATCACATCCAAATTCGGGCTGCATTAATCTTTCACCTTTTTTGGTTAGGATTAAGTTTTGTAAATTACTTTTTGCTTGATTAATAGATGTAAAGTTTACAGCAAACGCACCATTTGAATTCGATGTTTCGTTTATAGAAACTCCGAGAACTTTATAATCGTTTTCTTTTATATCCGTTACATTATATTTACCAAGCTCTATTGCCATTATTAAAATCTTTTAACTAATTCCGAATAATCTCTCGTTAACGCTTTTGCTAAAACATCCACACCGACATTATCCGTAGATGGAAGTTGGTGTGATGGCATATTTGCGTTTGAGTAACTCAATGTTTCCCAATCTTCTTCCATACTTTTTTCCGGTTGAATAGCATCTAAGATACTACCGCCTACCATTCCGTTACTCATCCCTTCTGCTCTATGAGCTGATGTAAATGGTTGTGTCATATTTAACACTTCATTTAATATTGGATTCTTTGTAAATTCTTTTTGTGGTTTTTGTGTTGGTGTAACCTTTCTACTATTTTGTAAAGCTTGATTTGCTTTTTCAAATGGGTCAACTGCGATTGCTTCTTTTAAAGAAGGTGTTGTTGGTTTTGGTTTAGAGTTATTTAATGTAATAACACCACTTTTAACAAGTCTAACAATTTCTTCTTTAACTTGCTGCTTTACCTCATTTTTAACAACCTCTTTAATGAGACCCAATAATACATCTGATTTTGACATAATAGATACTTTTTAATAAATATTGAAATAGAAAATTTAATTTAATCTGGCACTTTATACCCACTCCATTGTACAACGCCTGGCGCAGGTGGGGCTGGTGGTGGGTATTGTGCTAATACTGAATAGATTCCCGATACAGTCATCAAATGTAGTTTTGCTGAACGTATGAATGCATCTAAAAATTGTTCGGGATTATTATTTGGTGGAACTTTGGTAGCAGTCCAACTTCCCGGTTTTAATACAACTCCCATAGTAGTTGCTATATTTTTTATAGAACCTGGAGCCGGTATCTTTGGTGGGGGTAATGGTGACATTTTTCCTCCAACCCAATATATGATAACAGCCGGTCCTACCACCTCTAAAAATGTAAGTACTTTTGCTTTTTGTGTTTGCTCTAAAAATTGAATGATTACTTCTTGCATTAAAACGGGGTTTCCTTTCAATAGTGGTACACAATTTATTGGGTCTTTGCCTGATTTAATTGCTATATCATATGCAAACGTAAATGCTTTTGCAAAATCACTAATACTCTGATAAGAGTTGTTTTGCATTTGTGGTAATAATGTCGATTTGAATGTTTTCCAAGACATTATGATTTACTTAAAAAGTTTTTAGCAGATAGTAGCGTTTTTAACTTTGATTTGATTGAAGTAAATTGTGCTACGTTTGTTGGTCCAACCGATGATGGGCCGGCTGGTGTTAAATATTGTTGCTTTGTTATAGCATCTATTAACTCACCCATTATTTTAACTAACTCACCACCTAATACCATTTTTTGTACGGATGCACCTGCATCTCCTTCGCCTGTGTTCTTACCCAAATATACTTTACCATTATCTGAATTTAAAAATATTTGATTAGAACCTTCGGTATGGATGGTTATGTTTTTCTTATTGTGAAAGTATATTTCTTTTTCAGCATCAATTGAAAAGTTACCATCGGTTATTATGCCAGTATTGCCTTTACCAAACATAATAAATTCTTTTGCTTTAGCAGATAAAACTATTCTATCTGAATTTACAAATAATTGGTCTCCTTTAAAATCGGATGAAGATGGATATTCTTTAAATCCTTTCTTTTCTTTTTTTATTTCTTCTTTGAATGGAACTTTAACTTTGTTAGATACAATGTATATAGATGTACCATCTTTATTAATATCTTCTTCTACTAGCTCACCAATTTTTTTATCATCAAACTCTGGGTTTTGTTTGTTACGAATGAATATAGATGGCGATGATGTTTTACCATCTTCTGTCAAATGAAACTCACTAAAACGAATAGTATTACCAACTCTACCACTTATAAT